AACCTATAATGAAAAAAGAAACGCGATTACAATTTCCCATGTTTAATGCGGAAACAGATTGGATGCCCCCGGTAGATTTACCAGATTTAAGTGGCGCTAATGAAATAGCCATAGATTTAGAAACACGCGACCCAAACTTAAAAGTTAAAGGGCCCGGATGGCCTACGGGTGATGGAGAAGTGGTGGGTGTCGCTGTGGCTACGGCGGATTGGAAAGGTTATTTACCCTTTAGTCACTTGGGTGGGGGTAATTTAGATCAACGGATTGTGTGTCGATGGTTGACTAAAATCTTATCCGGGAAAGGCGATAAGATTATGCACAATGCTCAGTACGATGCCGGGTGGTTAAAACAAATCGGCGTGCCAGTTGAGGGGCGTATCATTGATACCATGATTACCGCCTCGTTACTGGATGAAAACCGGTTTAGTTATTCTTTAAATGCCCTGTCATTTGATTATCTGGGCAAAACTAAATCAGAAAAACTATTAACTCAGGCGGCACGAGACTTTGGTGTTGATCCAAAAGGCGAGATGTGGAAGTTACCGGCGCCGTATGTGGGCCCTTACGCCGAAATGGATGCGGTGTTGACATTAGAACTATGGCAGTTGTTCAAAGGACAGATAGCCAAAGAAGACTTAAATTCGGTGTGGGAACTAGAAACAGCCTTGTTACCCTGTTTGATCGATATGACATGGCGAGGTGTCCGGGTAGATATTGATCGGGCCGAACGCACCAAGCAAGCTATCTTAAAAAGAGAAAAGAACACCATTAAACAAATTAAAGCAAAGGCGGGCTTTGACGTAGAAATATGGGCGGCCGCTTCTTTAAAGAAAGCGTTTGATAAGATTGGTATTCAATACCCGCGTACTGATAAAGGTGCCCCCAGCTTTACCAAAGCTTTTTTAGCCGAGCATCCGCATGAGTTTCCACGGTTGGTCGTACAAGCGCGTGAATTAAATAAGATACAAGGTACGTTTATAAACTCTATATTAAAACATGTAGGCCCAGATAAACGGATTCACAGCCACATCAATCAACTGCGTTCGGACAGCGGCGGAACCGTGTCGGGACGCATATCGATGAACAATCCAAACTTACAGCAGATCCCGGCTCGCGATCCAGAGCTAGGCCCCATGATTCGCAGTTTGTTTTTACCGGAAGAAGGGGAACAATGGGCGGCGATAGACTTCTCGCAACAGGAACCACGCATCTTGGTGCATTATGCGGCGGTCTTATCTGATTGGAAGGGCGGTGGTTTAGAAGGGGTTGATGAATTTGTTGAGGGTTACAAGCATGACCCCAAAATGGATTTTCACACAATGGTCGCAGAAATGGCTGATATCCCTCGAAAAAGTGCCAAGACTATTAACTTAGCTATGATGTACGGCATGGGCGTAACTAAGCTCTCACAACAGTTAGACATTAGTTTAGATGAAGCAAAAGACTTAACCAAGCAATATCACAAGCGAGTACCTTTTGTTAAACAATTGATGCAAGGCGTGTCTCGAAGGTTAGAAGATGCGCGATCAAACGGCAGTGTGCGTTCTTTGAAAGGAAGAAAGTGCCGCTTTGACCTATGGGAACCCAAAGGTTTTGAAATGAAAAAGGCGTTACCCAAGGAAGAAGCGTTGGTGACTTACGGGCAAACGACACAACTAAAACGGGCGTTTACTTACAAGGCGCTTAATCGTTTGATCCAAGCCAGTGCGGCAGACATGACTAAACAAGCTATGGTTAACCTTTATAATCAAGGGATTACACCCCTTTTACAGATTCACGATGAACTGGACTGCTCGGTAAAAGATATTGATGCCGCACGAAAAATTGCTCGCAGCATGGAAACAGCGTTAGAGCTACGCGTACCTAGCAAATGTGACATTGATATAGGGCCCAGTTGGGGAGAAGCGAAAGAAGTTAAATATGATTGAATCTTGCGGATTTGTCACATATAATCGTAGATATGGAAGAAACAATGCTCCAAGCAGATGGCTTTGACGAAGCAATTTTAGGTACCGCAAAGCGGTGCGGTCAGACAGACATCATTGCTTACGACGTCGCTAAGATTATTGACATTTTAATGACCCGGGACGGCATGGATTATGAAGAAGCAATAGAGTATTTTGAATTTAATATTTTAGGCGGTTGGCACGGCGAAGGTACGCCCTGTTTTGTTTTTACCGATGAAAAAGAAGATATATTAGATGAAATAAACTGGAACCAAGAATCAAATTAGGAATTATATGGACACCAATAAATGGAAAAGTATACTGGTACCTAGGGCGACTTACGAAGAAGTTCGTGAGGTGGCTAAGATGGAAGGTCGAACAATTTCTGGACAGTTACGGCTGACATGGAATCAATGGAAAAATGACAGAATTAAAGAAGGACAGCAACTGGATTGAAGGTGAGTTTTCACGGCTCGCGCTTCAACTATCCCGAAGACTTGATCGGGGCGGTAAGATACACACCGATGAAATGGAACGCTTAAAAATGCTAACTAAATTACAGTTAGCAAAAAAAGAAAAAAGTTAAAGGTACTCCCGTCCTTGTTATACTTTTCCCGGTTAATGGCCTCCACTCCATTGACCGGGTTTTTTTTAAGTGCTTGTTTTTAAACGTTAAATTTTGCGCAACATTTCTATAAACGTTTAGAAATCAATAGCTTACGTGTCTTTTTAGGCAAAAACCTCTAAATAAAAAAAATAGCCTTACCTCTGAAACCCTTATGTTTACTGGCCTCGGAGCGGTATGCGATTTTATGTTATTATTATTACTCGCAGTTATTAATTGATTGCGCTGTTCTTTAACAATTTGGAAATCCTTTTCATTAATGTGCGAAAGCACGGGAGACATTAGCTATGGCTAATAAATTAAAAGTTGGAGTGGACATCACTTCTGATGGGTACACGTTTTTGGCGATTACTATGGGTTCTTATGGAGAATGGGCGATTAGCCTGGATCTGCAAGAAGCTATTAAAAGAGCTAACTGCCGAAGGACTAACCTTGTTCAAGCTTATTATGGCAAGCACTCTGAAATGAACGTTAGCGATTGGGGTGGCCTTACTTGGCACAAGAAAAACCCGCCAGTTCCAATTGGTCTTTTCTTGGCAAATAAGAATACGATTAAGTTTCTTAAGCCAAAGGAAGTATTTAAATACTTCCCCAATGCCAAACCCAATGATGACTTACATCACGCATCTTGGGTGGCGGAGCAAGCCGAAATGTTCGAGGAGCATAAGGAGTAAAACGAAAGGGCCTCCGGGCCCTTTTTTTTGGTTTGCAATCTATGTTAAATTATTATATTCTCGTATATACATAAACAAGTGGAGAAGTAACATGGCGAAAGTAAAAAGTATTGAAGCAACGTATAAAATCAGTAGTTTTTTTGATGTAGACATTGATATGGATGAGGTCGAGAATGTCAGTATAAAATGGGATATTCTTTTTGTTAACTTTAAGAACGGCGATTACTTGGAGGTTATGCCGAGTTGCCGGGCGTTGGATAACGCGGACGTAAAGTATCCAGTAAAAGAAACTTACCGCGATGCGATGGAGCAAGAAATTGAGTATGTATGACGAAATAGGCATTTGCGATACTTGCAATAAAATCGCACGCTTGGCCGACGCATCATGCGCCACGTGCCACGAAACAAAAGCCCACGCAGAACGGGCATCTGGTTCTGCTACAAACGATAAGGAAAAAACGTAATGGAACAATATAAGACGCACGATAACAAAGTAATAGTGACGTATAAGAAAGGTCGGACGGTTATTGATTTTGATAATGATGAGTTAGCTGAATTTAGAGCTAAGTGCAGTGCTTCAATAAACACGTTGTCTGACGCAATGGAATTTGATGGTGATATGTATATGCGCGATTTTTTTGCATTAAAGCTTTTTATCGATGACCTTAAATGGCATTTTAATTTTAAACGTCCTAAAGATAACCAATATCACGGCCCTTTGATCGCGGGCAACAGCCCAAAAGCGTATTACCACGATAGCTCTGATCGGCCTAAAAAAGTAAACATGGGTCGGCCAAAAAACAAGAAGGTGGCTTCCGGTGAATAAAAAAGAATTAGAAGAAACACGGGATATGCTACTAGAAATCTGTGAAATAAATACAAGGGTCGATTGGAATACTGCAGAGGCACAAACAGAATTTAAAGATATGTATGATTTAATCGATCTAGTTTTTGATAAGTTATTGAAAGGGGTCGACGATGAAAATTAAAATTTCGGGTTATGAAGTCGAAGAAGCTATTCTTGATTTCGTTAAAAAAAAGTACGGGCATTTTTTTGAAATATCAAAACACGATCCGCATTTTGAAATAGAATCGAATGAACGCGTGTGGGTGTATAGAAAACATAAGAATGGCAAAGTAAAAATTGATCCCGAAAATGGTTTTCGCCAAGTGGATCACGTTAAGTCAACATGGAAAAGGACGTTCAAACGCATAGAAGAATGCGATGATATTACTTTTTATGTGAAGGAATTGTCTGATGAATGAAGAAACAATAACTTTAACATTTGACTTAGATGACATTGATGCTCTTTACCATACTTCTCATCGCAGTTTTTATTTTAAGCAAATAGATAGATTTGAAAGCATGAAAGACTTGCCAGTGCCCTTTGAAAAAGACGAAGGCAATTACATTCACTATATGGATGGCTTTGTTAATGCTTTGTTATTTACAAAAATTCTTAATGGCTTTGGTTATAAGGCATATATGTTAAACGATTTGGAAAAAGAAGATCACAACGAGTATGCGGTCTTAACAGATTACGCTGGTAAATGGAGTTACTTTGATGAAGGCTGAAAATAAAATATCATACAAAATGTGGTGTTACGAAATGTTCCGGGCAAACACTGAAGAACGTATTGAATTCAAGCAAGCGCCTTATCCTCGGTGTAGTGACTACGTTAACGCTAATCGTGATTTTTTGCGATCTAAGTACCGGGAATTTGAAGAATGAATGAAAAAGAAGCCCTGCTCGAAATCGAAGCGTACATCGAGGGAACGTATGGTCAACACTACGCCAAAGATAAAAAGTTTCAAACCACTGAAATTATCTTTGATCTGGGGCATGGTGAGGGTTTTTGCGTGGGCAATATCATTAAGTACGCATCACGGCTCAATAAGAAAAAAGGGGCAAGCGGTAAATCCGATTTGCTTAAATTAATTCATTATGCCATTTTACTGTACGGCATGGACAAAACACACAAAGGAAAGTAAATGTTTTTTATAGCAAAATGGGTAGTTAATTTGCTCAAAAGTACACCCCCAAGAAAAGAAACACCACAGAACAGAGAGATGCTTAAATTGTTAAAAAATCAAAAGAAAAGGAAAAAAGACGAATGAGTATTGTAAATTTGAATAGCCACAAACCCGCCGTAATCAAACTAACCAAAACCATGCTAGATAAAGCCATCATTGATGCCAATACGAGTGTCCGTGATTTCTCTAAGCTATTTGGCATTGATTATGATTTATTGAAAGCGGGCGATAAAAAAACCGTTGATGCTGAATTTTTAGACGGTAGCGAATCACAACTAAATTTTTATCGCACTAAAAATGCTCGAGCCGATCGAAGAATATCTATCCGGGGTATAAAAAAACAAGCAAGCGTTGGCGATACCTTGGCCATTACTTCAAAAGTAAATAAAAAAGGTGAAACAATCCTAATCATCAATACTACCGAAAATGTCAGTTATCAACATTTGGCCCAAGGCTGATGGATAACTGGAGCTTTGATGCAAATGGTTCACCGATCGATAATAATAGGCGACGGGTCGCGGTTCGGGCTATCTTGGAAAAGACGAACATCTCCGCTTGGGCCAGAAAATACTGGAACGGTGTTTTAAAAAAGATTTAGTTTTATGAGAGGCGTCCAAAGGCACAATAAGGGGGCTTAATGTTGGTGGTTGAAAATAGATATAATTATGCCTACATCACCGGGCCTCTCACCCTTAATTAGTTACTGTATCGTCGAATGTTAACTAACACTCTAAAAACAGCGATGCGGTAGCTAATTCCCCTATATAGTAACTTTCTGACCAAATGAAAAAAAATAAAAAACCTAGAAATGGGTGGGATTAGCGGGGTGGTGGGGTGGATTTGGTTGTACGCCAGTAATGGTAAGGATTTCACGGATCGCGGCTCTTACCCCGTCATCCCGGTAGCAAATATCGGGCCCTTAATTGCCGATATTTGATATAGGGGTTCAAATTAAAAAACTTTATTTTTTGATTTAGTGGAAAAGTATCTATATAGTAGGTTTGGATATGGGGCTTATCCCGTACAATAAAGTGGAGAAATAAAATGGATAACGAAGAAACAAAAGTACCCGGGCTAATGACCGATGCGGAAACCATCAAATCATTAGAACTTTCTTTAACGAACGCACGTTATGAAATAGAGGCGCTGGTTCAAGCAAACAATAAACTGGGCGGCAACTTAGACTCTCTGGAAGCTTTTGATAAAGTTATTCGAGAATCTATAAATCGTATCGGTCTTAGAGAGATAGAAGACGAAGTAACCGACAATGTTTACCGTAGTCTCTCAAATGAATTTGTAAGGAACGATGATTTTGACACGTTGGTCGAGGATAAAATTGAATCTAGTTCTACCGAAGAAATGATAGTTGATCTCATTAAAGAGAATCCAGTCAGTCGGGACGATGTCCGGGAGGTTATTATTGAATTGGTTAATGGGGGCTTAATCACTATTAATGCGGATGGCTAATGCCGCCATAAAAACAGCCCACTTTAAGCCCGCTTTTGTAGCGGGCTTTTTTTTAAAAGTTAATTAGTGTATATTATCCCATACCACCGGCACGCTGTCGGTGGATAAAGTGGAGAAAGAAATGGAAGCAGTTAAAGAGGCCAGCATATCTATAGCTTGTTTGCTTGATGATGTTGCGGTTGATGAAAACAACGATATTAAAATTTTTGAACTACAAAAAGATGTCGAGCATATTCAAGATCAACTAACAATAATAGAAATTTTTTTTGAGGGGGTGTCTGATGAATCAAAATTTTGAAATGGCTACCTGCCAATATTGTAAAGCACCAACTTTAGATAAAACGTTCACTCAGGAGGACTGCGAAAATTGCGGTTATTGGCTTGTTTATTCTACTGGCGAAGGTTGGGTTCCTGAAAATTACAAAAGCGAGGTGTCCCCATGAAGCCACACACTTATGTTATGTGCTTTTCGTGTCTTTGGGTCATCGTGGTTGCTGTTGCAATATTTCATATCAATGGGGGCATCTAATGAAACTTAACCTTATGAGTAATGGTCGAAGCAATCCAAAGACCAACAAAAGCAATAAGCAAAGCGATAAGTATTTAACTTTTATCCTGCACTTGCGGCCAGTCAATACAAAAATATGCCCATTCCAAAACGTGGCTAAATGTAAAGACCCGTGCTTAAATACCGCTGGACTCGGTGGCGTTTATCCATCGATACAAAAAGCTAGGCAACGCAAAACCGATCTATTTTTAAATGATCGTAATGAGTTTATGCGCCAGTTGTTTGCTGATATTTTAAAGATAGAAAACCATTGTATTAAAAAAGGCAAAACACCAGCCATTCGTTTAAATGGTACTAGTGATATCCAGTATGAGTTAATCCGGGTTAATGGGAAGAATGTATTTGATGCGTTCCCAAATATAATTTTTTACGATTATACGAAAATACCGAATCGCAAAGTATCCAATATTAAAAACTACAGTTTAACTTGGTCGTATTCCGAGGCTAACAAAAAATACAGCGATTACTTTCAGGCTGTACCGAATAACATCGCGGTAGTGTTTCGCGATAAATTCCCGGAAACGTTCAAAGGTAAAAAAGTTATTAACGGTGATTTAACCGACCTCAGGTTTTTAGACTTGGATAATATAATTGTAGGCTTAAAGGCAAAAGGAAAAGCTAAAAAGGACTATAGCGGCTTTGTTGTCGGTTGACCGTCCCGCGGCTTAACTCGCTCGATGACCCGCCATTCGGCGGGTTTTTTTATATCTGCTGTTTTTGGGCTCTCTTAAATGCGATTTAAGCCCATCAAATCATTAGCCCCTAGTAATGGCATTGCCAATATTTGCATAATGTCCCATACATAGGTTACCTTTAGATATAAGCATTACATTTCGTAATGTATAAAGTGGAGTTATAAAGATGGAAAATTTAATCGTTATACCGAAAGAGTCAATAAGCCTAGCGCGTTTGGTTGTATTGCGTGGCGCGCTCAAGTTAGAAATTGCCGGCTTACACGGTCGCGGGCAGTCAGCATATAAGCGGCTAAAAAATGACGGGTTTAGTGGAAGCCGTGCCAGAGTGTTGCATCAGGTCGAGCAAATCATTGGCGATCTGAAGGCGGTGCAAGCATGAGTATATCCGAGAAACAACGCTATCATTACCACCGGTATATGCATCGTCCTGAGTTCTTCGGCTATGATTTAAAGACAAACCAAAGTATCCGCCGGCAGTTTTTAGACGCTCGGGATAGTCTCGAGAAATTGATCAATGATAATGCCGCCAATTTTCACGCTGACTCAAGCGATAGCGGCGAGAAATTATTTGATCTTATTGCCGCGATTGATGAATTGCTTTATCCGGCTAACCGGCAACCGTCGGAAGCGCCGACAAGCGCAGAAATAAACACCGCGTTTAAAAAATGGGAAGGGGGTGAAGCATGAGTATATCCGAGCGCATAAAAAACGATCTTACCGCGACCAGTTCATATACTGACGGCGCTAATATTATTGATTGCTGTAATCATATCGACCGGCGCAATTTTAGAATGTGGCTTGATGGCAGTTATTCCGATGATGGTTATCAAACTTATCAGCACAATATCGAGCGCATCAATGCCGCCTATCCTGATCTAAAAAAAATGCGGTCATTCGTCATCAATCAATTCACCAGCTATATCGCCCATGAATATGCATGCTCATACGGGCACGCTCAAAAATCGATTGTTGCGGCTTTCTCGACATGGGAATTGAAGCAGTTGACCGACGAACTGATCACCGACGCGATCGATCTAATCAGCGACACGCTAAACGTGATCGATAACCCACCCGATCCCAAGCGATTGGGTGAGTACATGCGCAATATATAAACGTCGATAATGACCCAACAATTAAGCCCGCCATTCGGCGGGTTTTCTTTTGCCTC